TGTAATGGCACCACCCATAAAGGCCGACCCATATAGCACAGGTATCTTGTGATTGGTTGCTGGTGATAGCATTTGTCTTGATCCAGCATCAAGACCTGTTTGCTGTTGATTTCTAGATATGGTTCGATTAAGAGCATATGATATCAATGCAGTCACAGCAGTTCTAACCAACAACACACCAATGGTGCTGGTTACTCCAATGTATCCTGCCACAGTGGTGGCCAAGGCTGTTAAAAATGCCATTATGTTTCCTTCATCCAGGTTTGTTCTATCAGTCGCCAACCTCTACGACCAGGATCAAAGTTGGTATCAGATCCTTGTGTGCTCAACAACACAGCATGCACACGACCAGACTCAAGATATTCATTGGCATCATGATCCCAGGCCTGCCATAATTGTGCACCAGCACGACTGCCACGATGATTTTTACTTACAAACCAAGCTCGTTCTTGCAGTAGTTTTCGATCAGGATCCCAAAAGTCTGTGCCTTGTTCAGCAATTAAAGTACCAACCACTTGTGAATCTTGTATGGCCACACGCACATAATGATGCTGTTGCCATCTCGTGACTAACTTGAATATTCTTGGTGTGTCTTGTTCTGTTGTCCAAGGTCTAAATCCCACTCTAGCTTCTACCGAAAATTCTTTCAGCAATTCACACACAGCGGCAATATCTTGGTAGGTGGCAAATCTTGTGATCATGGAGGTCCATACATGCTTAGGTCGTCGGATGCAACAGCAACTGGTGATGCCGCATCAGGTTGTGTGGCTTGCTGTTGACCACTCTTGATAGGTGCACCAAAGTCAAATGGTTTGCCAATCAATTTACTCACACGATTGAAACTGGTATCGCCAGGATAAAATACTGTCATGCTGTCATCGTTGGTTCTGCGACCAGCAATCTTGGTGTTTAACATGTCCAAAAGGCTTGAGCACGACAGATTGATTACCAGACTTGAGTCCGAACTAAACTCATTGTAGGTTTCTGAAAATCCATAATTGGTCACAATGCCTCTAAACATAAACACAGGATTACCAGCAATGGCCAACACTTGGTCTGTGATGGGATCAGTAAACACTCGTCTAATGTCTATTCTTGATCCACGAAGCTTCACAGCTTGAACACCTTGTGCATAAGCAACAGGAATGCCACTCAGACCTATTGATGTTTCTACTGATGTAGCTCGCAGCTCACTCACTGCCTCACTGATACTTAACAGTATTCCGGCTGCTGAATATTCATATGCAATACCATCTTCTTCGGTGATAGAGATGGGTTTGTGATAGGTACTCAATCTTAAAGTGCCATATTCTGGTATGTCTATTTTGACACATTGACAAATACCTACAGAACTATAACCAGATAAATCTATGCTCATGTTCGGTCCTCGTAGAATACAAAATCACCTGACCAGTTGACCAGCATGTTGTTGCCAGCAGGCACTAGGCTCCATGTGGGTCTTTCTACACACAATACACTCCAGGTAACATTGGTACCAAAGTATCCTGTGTAAGTTCCGGCTGCTTCGTCTATGGGACGATTTAGTGTCACAGTGGCACCATTGCCTGCTGCAGGATCTGTGACCACTTGATATACTGATCCTGTGGCACCAATCTGCAACCAATCACCTGCTCTGCAAACATATCCACTGGCCAATGTGCCTGCAGTTACAACACAAGTGGTTCCTGATATGCCAGTGATGGTAAATCCACCAGTGCCATTACCTAGATATCCAATTATGTTCTCAAATCCAGGATGATTGAAATTGATATCAGCAATGGTAATACGATCCATCTGATCTAGTCTAGCCAGGTAAGGTCTTGACTCTACATAGGTCTTGCCAGGGCTAGGGCTCACAGTGAACTTCCACACACGACCTCCACGACTCACTGTGCGGATCACATTTTCTCGTGTGGCTGTGGAAGCCACTACACCACGACCATCAATGCTGAGAGCAGTGGCTGAGTTGATTATCCATTGAAAGGCTTCATTTGTTGTGGCCATTTTTATCTCCTAGAGTTTGGCAGTCTACGACGGCCTTGTTCAGTAACTGCAAACATAAATTCAGGATCACTGGCTACCAAAGATCTAAAACTGCTTGCGTCAACAGCATTGATGTTGTAAGTTATATTGGTTGAGCCACCCAGTGCTGAATTTGGTATTACTGATCTACCACCAGCACCTGTCAGAATCTCTGGTCCACGCTCACCCACTATCACAGGTGCATTTGTGGGGATCATGCCACCATTGGCATATCCAGGCAAGCCCAGCAATGCAGGGAACAAACTGCCACCACCTCCGCCACCAAACAGGTTGGGGCTAAATGTACTGGCAAACAACTGTCGAATCTGACTGCGTATTAATTCTTCTACAATGGTTGATACCAGGGACTTGAATTCAAATTTGCCTGTTTTTGCAAAATTTACTATGGAGTCTTCCATGCTCCTGGTTGCTGTTGTAAACAACTGTCTTCCCTGTGCTGAACTATTTTTTGTGTCTTCAACAAATTGGTAATAGGCACTTTGCCAACCACTTGAAAAATCTTCACTGAGTCTTTTTTGTTCTTGTTGATTTTCAATAGCATCTATTTTGCGTTGATTTAGTAGATCATTAACTGCTTTTTCTTTGGCAAGTCTTTCAGCATAGGGCAAGTCTTTGATGTCAGCAATTTGTTTAAGTAATTTTAATCGTTCTTGTTCAATGTCAAATAATGCCTGAGCATTGGCTCTTTCCCGATCAGTCATGTTTGCAATACTTTTAGCAAAAAGAGATTGAGTGGCAAGTTCAGCATTCTGCGATATAATCTCATCTACAACTCGACTACTGGCAGTCACAATGTCTTGAATGCGTTTTTCTTCTGCTGCCAATTCTTCATTGAACTTTTGGCGTTGTGCTTCTTCTTCAGAAAATATTCTAGCACTGATTTGTGATCTTAATTTGGCAGTGTCAATCACGGCCTTGGTTTCAATTTCTTTCTTCTTGGCAGCAAACTCTGCAGATTTTTGTGCGTCTGTGAGTCTTTCCTGATTGAAGATTTCTTCTCTCGACCTAGCTATCTCAGCGGCTGCATTGATTTCAATTGCTTGTATTTCATTGGCACCACCAAGTGCTATATTTTTATTAGAATTAACAACACTTTGTCTCAATCGCTTTTCGCTGTCAGCAATGGCTTTGAGTGTGGCTTCTGGGGTGGCACCAAATCCTCCGCCGGCAGCAGCACCTGCCAATTGAGCAGCTGTCGGACCTCCTTGACCTCCTCTACCAGCACCGGCAGTACTTGGAATAGTTCCAGGTGATAGCGGCCGTTGTCCAGGTTTTAGATCTTTTTCAAGACCTAAGAACACACGATTTTTTCTCTGAATTTCAAGGATCTCAGCAGATGACATTCCATTAACCATTGACAGAAATCTTGCAAGATACCCGTCAAGCCGCTGAGCACTAAATCCGCTTTCCATCAATAGAAATAATTCACCAAATGCAGTAATTAAATTATTTTCAATTGATAAGGCCATTTTATCAATTGCGTCCTGATATTTGGCCAATTGTGCAATTTGTTCATCTTTGAAAGGGTCATTGGCAGCATTAAGTTTAGTAAAATCTAGCTTGGCTGCTGTCTTACCAAATATATCAACAGCCAGGGCGGCTCTTACCGCTGGATTTTCTATAGCAGCTAATTTGGCAATAGCATCACGCAACACATCTCCTGTGTCGCGAACAGCACCATTGGTATCAGTAACAAACACACCCAACTTCTGAAATGCTTTTTGTGATTTTTCGCCACCTACCGCAGCATCACCAAGATTCTGATTTAGTTTGGCAGCCAGGGTTGAAAAATCTTCTGCTTTGCCGCCCGCCAGCACAAGACTATTTCTAAGATTGTTTAATGCACCAGCACTGATGCCAGTTGCATCACTAATATCTGCCATGTCGTCGGCTAGTGCAATGGCTTTTAATCCTAGACTAACAAATGCCACACCAGCGGCACCTGCGGCAAGACTTAATGGTCCTAGTTTACCAACAATGCCGCTAATGGTATTTGATAATGGGCCGCCAACTGACGCCATTGATTGTAGGTCAGAGCTTAATCCAGTTACACTTTTTCGAAGACCATCAACTGCTTTTTGGCCTTGAACCTGTACCTTAAGTATGAAATTTTCTATTGCTGCCATGATCAGCCTTTCGCTTGTTTGTTAATGTAGTCTCGAATGAATCGTTCAGTAGGCTCAGTCATGCCACGAGGTGCTTGACGACTCCATCCATCATCCAGTCTTTGTGCATAGGCATAATCAGCTCGTATTTCATCACCACTAAGTCTAGTGCGTCTCTGAGCATTGCCAGTGCGAACAGGAGTTATGTCTCGAAAATAGCTATAGGCTTCTCGAGCCATCACATTAGGATCTAGAGCTTTTTCCAATTGTGCGATTCGTCTGATTATTTCACCACTCATTAGGACTCCTTGGTTGGATTTTTTGTTTTAGCAAGCATTTCAGACAGTTGCTCTTGACTCAACTTTGGTGCTGTGGGTTTGCCATTGGCTTTGTCTTGTTGCATTTGTTCCCAAGACATCATAACATCGAATATCATCAAATCATAGGTGGTGGCATGATCACACACCTGACTAGGCAGCAGGCCATAATGTTTGGCAAGCATACCTATATTGATCATTTCGACTGTTCCCCAGTTGTTGGGATTGATGTCTTGGCTTTTGACTTTCCCAGGAATTCATTTATTTTTACTAATAAACCCAAGGTTAAATCAACAGGAAGAATCTCATCCGACGCAAGAGCAGGCGTGCCATCTTCTCTGAGCACAATCTTTCTTAGAAGATCATTTAGTTTGTCACTGTCTTGATCTTGTTGCAGTTTGTAAAATTCAAAATATGTTGATATGCTCATCTGATCCAACATGTGGAATTCAATTGATTCTCCATACAGTTCTACAACTTCTGCATCATCTATTGTTATTTTTGTTATTACGGGTTTTTTTGCGAACTTACTAATGTCCATTTAATCTTGCTTTCTTTGTATCAGTTCATTCAACACTGCCACTGCAAATTGCAGGCGGCTTTGTGCTTTGTCTATATCACCACGGGCACAACGCAGTTCATTGGTGGCCTTGGCGACTTCTGCTAGTAAACTTCTCAGCAGATCTTCGTCAGTCTTTGAGTCTATTGTCATCTGTGAATCCTTTTGAACACATATTTAGTCAGTCATAAAAAAAGGCCCGGTTAAGAGCCTTTTTTTAACTCACAGCTGATTAAGCGGCAAGTGGTGCTGTGTTGGTCACAACTGTGTAGTCACCAGTGACTGTGATTGTGATAGGGCTCACAAACACAGGGCTGTCAGCTGATGTAGCAGGTGCTAGACCAGTGACATAACCTTGACAAGTCATTGTGACATTGCTGGAGGCATTGCCACTTTCGCTGCCCATGAAGATTCTAACATTGCAGAGATCTTTGTTGCGGCTGAGACCAAACACACCTTGTGAGGCAGCATTGGCACCTTGTGCGGCTGTGACATTGGCACCGAAGAATGCCACTTTGTCAAGCACCAGGTTCATTGACACATCATTGGTGGCAGTGGTTGGTACTTGTAGTTTGCTTCTCTCGTCAAGTTGAGTCCACGAAAATACATCCGTGGCAGCATTGATTGTGATGTCCTGCAGTGCAGGCACCACTAGGTTGCCAGATACTGTGCCATTGGTCTGTAACCAAACTTGCACCTCAGTAGCAGTACCTGGGGCTGGGTAGATATAAGCCATTTTGCTTTTTCCTTATTATGAATTTACAATCAGTTCGCGAAAACTGAATTCAAACTGCGTTACCTGGGCATCACCAATGAACTCAGTTGACACTTGAGTTGCTCGTTGGGTTACACCGGTAATGTCGGTGTCAAGTCTGGCATTCATGAATGTTGAGACCATGGTAGCATAGTTTGAGGGTTGATTTTTGGCATCTGTTGTGATATAGGTGCGAACAGTTGTGATTTCATTCACAATGCCTGTACCGTTTAACACATCGATGAGAGGTTCTTGTGCAATTTGATCAGAGTCAACATAGATGTATTTGAAGTTCTTCAGGTACAAGGGATTGCCCTGGGTGTCCCAAGGCAGTTCCTGTGTCAATGTGTAACCATTAACTTTGTTTGCTTTGAAGTAATCAAGTATTTCTGTTCTCATCTCACTCTCCGTAGATTCCACACACCCGGCTGTTTGTCAGCAGAGTCTATGGTGGCTGAATTGTCAAAGTCGTACCAATCGCCAGCAGTGATTAGTTCACCAAACAACAGATCATATTTCTGTTGATAGTAAGCCATCTTGCGACGCTCTGCTGAGTCTTCGTTGGAGAAGTCAGCAATGTAGGGAAGAATGTAGTTGTATAAACCGTAGTAGCAACACAGGTCAGTGAAGTCATCCTCGCGTGCCTGAATCCGGGTGGGATCCAAGGGCGGGATATCAGCCACTGTGTTGATCTGGATTGCTCCTGATCCTGTGTTTCTAGCAAGGTAATAACTT